TCTTCCGATCTGGATGCGGAAAGGCTGATGCAGTATAATATGGCGAATCAGAATGATAATTCTGATAATGAAGAAGACAATGAGAACAATCAAAATGAAAACGGAAATGGTTAAAAACGCCATTTCCGTTTTTAATTGGTTGGATTCATTGATTTATAACGTTTTTTTCAAAATAAAAACGCCATTTCCGTTTTTATTTTTTTTCATTAATGTGAAGGTAGGTGTGCGCATGTATTATGGTGATTCCTTTGCTGATCTCGCTACAATGCGGCTTGAAGGAAAGATAAAAAAAATATATGCGCAAGCCTATCGTGAAATCGAAGAAAAACTGGATACCTTTCTTGCCAAATCCGTGATTAAAGAAAAAGAGTATGAAGCCAAAGTTCAAGCAGGAAAACTCTCTCAAGAATGGTTTGATAGGTGGAAATCAGGACAGGTATTCATCGGGAAACGATGGAGAGATCTGCAGCAGAACATTGCAAACGAAATTTACAACAGCCGAAAATCTGCTACTGATATGATTAACGATGAAAGAAAAGCCGTTTTTCAAGATAACGTGAACTATGCGCAGTATACGATTGATAAAGACCACAGTTTCGGCATTTCCTTCACTCTGTACGATAACGCCACAGTGACAAGACTGATAAAGGAAGACCCTGACCTCGTGCCGGACATCAAATATCCTGATCCTAGTATCGATTATGCATGGAGCAAAAAGCAGATTACCAGTGCCATTACGCAGGGAATTCTGCAAGGCGAGAGCATTCCTGAACTCGCAAAGAGAGTCGGGAAGAAACTGCAAAGTTCAAACACAGCTTCAATGGTGCGGTGTGCCAGAACGGCAATGACGGGTGCGCAGAATTCAGGCAGGATACAAGCGATGCATAATGCACAGGGAATGGGTATTGACGTTGAAAAATTATGGATCGCAACGCTTGACGGCAGGACGAGAGATTCCCATAGAGATCTGGACGGACAGCTTGCGAAAGTGGATGAGCCATTCCACTCTTTGCTCGGAGATATAATGTTTCCCGGCGATCCGAACGCCGCTCCTGCGAACGTTTGGCAGTGCCGCTGTTCGCTAGGTTGGAATTATCCGAAGTATAGTAACCAGTACGATACAAGAGCGGCTCGTGAAGTTGACTGGGAAGACGGTGGACAAACAGAGCAGATTCCTTATATGACATATAAGGAATGGGCAAAGTGGAAACAGACTGGGCAGTTACCGCAGAGAGGACTGTCAGTAATTTTTGACCACAAGCCACAGCCACAGCAACCGCAGGAAATCAAGACGGACAAAATCACTGAGCTCAAGAAAACTCTTGCATCTGGAAATGAATCTCTGTATGATGTAGGAAAGAGATTGGCTGAAATCATGCATGAGAAATTTGCTGAATTCAAGAGTTCGAATTCGGTTACTGATTTAAAGACAAAGCTCGAAGAAGCAGAATTCGATATAGACTATATCAATATAAAAAACGCGAAGTCATTGCTTGAAGATACATTATTCTGGAATGTCTTATCAAAAGATTTCGGCAGTATTGAAGAAAGTGTTTTGCTTTCAATTAGAGACGGTCTAAAGGTGCTAAAATGGAATGACAAAAAAATAAAGACGGAATTCGACGACAAAATTAAGAATGGCACTTTTACCACTAACGACTTTAAATCAATTTCTCAAAAAATTGATAAAGTTCTTAAAGAGAAAGAGGCTTTTATTAATGATTTGAGATACAAAGTGGAAAAAAGTACATTATTGCGTGGAAGAAATTCTGCTCAAATTCTAAAAGAAACGTTAAGCAATTTCCGAGAAGTCGGAGCAGATGGATTTGATCTAAAACTGCATTTACAGTATTCGAAGTCTCCGATGCGCCCTGTTGTCGAAGAAGCATATACATATTATCCGAAAGCATGGGTTGAATCATCCATTAAGCGTGGAAGTTTGGGTGTAAAAAAGACGGATAGAGGATATTATAACGGGATTGAAATTGCTATCAGCGGATATGGCGATTCAAGTTTCGGAACAGCGATACATGAGCTTGGGCACAGATTTGAAGATGCAGTCAAAGGAATAAAGCAAGAGGAAAGTGACTTTTATAGCAAGAGAACTGCTGGCGAAAAACTTGAATGGCTAGGTAAAGGGTATGACAGAGGCGAGTTGACCAGAAAAGATAATTTCCTTGATCCATATATGGGAAAGGATTATCAAGGTTATGCATACGAGCTTGTGTCTATGGGATTTCAGTATGCATACACAGACCCGGAAAAACTAGCAAAAGACCCAGACATGGAGTCATGGATATATGGACTTCTGCTAACAAAATGAGAAAGAGAACAAAAATGAAGATAAGAGCAAAAGGGAAAAAATACGGGAGACAGTTGACCATTACCATATCAAAAAAAGACGATGAGTATTTTTTTGATGTGGAAGGTTGCAAAGAAAAAGAAAAAATAATATTCATCTCCTACATTCAATTTGAATTGTCGCAAAGATATCTTTTTGCAGGAACATATACGCCAAAAAGAGATGAGGAAGATATCAATTTCCTGAATGTACTGACGAATTATTATTTTGACGATACACCAGAAATTGATGCAGAAGGCATTGAACCAATGCCACATGAAAAAGGTGTGATTTATTGATGGCAGATTCAAATATGACATTTTCAATTGCCGTTGACAATACCGATAAAGTTGGTAAGGAACTTATTGATGCATGCAGGAGAGCGTTGGAAATCTGCGGTGGAAAAGCAGAGACATATGCAAAATTAAACTGTCCTGTAAGAACTGGCACTTTACGTAACAGTATAACTCACGAAGTTGCTGATGACGGAAAATCTGTGGCAATAGGATCAGCGACTTCGTACGCTCCTTTTGTTGAGCTAGGCCATATTCAGGAAGTCGGCAGATATGTTCCTGCAATTGGGAAAAGGCTCAAAAATGAGTATGTCAAGCCCAGACCGTTTCTACGTCCTGCGGTTGAAAATCACTTAACTGAATACAAAAGCATCATTGAAAATGAACTGAAGAAATAATAAGCGGGGACGCTGTTGTAGTGAGGAACAGCATGAGGCAGACATCGGATGGCTTGTCTGTCTTTTTTGCATTGGTAAAATCAGGGACTGCGAAGCATTGCAGTCTCTGTTTTTTATATAACAAATCCTCAAAGGCCGAGGTAATGGCCCAAAGAACTGGAGGTAAATAGATTTATGGCTAGATTTGCTCGTGCGGATGTTCGCAAAATTATCGGTGAGGCTTGTACTGATGAGATGGAAAATGCCCTGATTGCTCTGCATCTTGGTGTTGTTGACCCTCTCAAGGACGAACTGAATAACATGAAAGCGGATGCCGCAAAGATTGAGGAACTCCAAAAGGAAGTGGAGAAGCTCAACGCCGAAAAGAAAGACGGCGAAGACTGGAAAGCGAAGTTTGAGAAGGAACACGCAGACTTTGGTGAGTACAAAACACAGGTTGAAAAGGACAAGGCGGCTGATACCGTCAAGGGGCTTTATCGGACACTCTTGAAAGAAGCCAAGGTGGATGAAAAGCGCATCGATTCCATTCTGAAGGTGACTGATTTCAGTGCTATGAAGGTGGACAAAGATGGCAAACTTGAAGGCGCAGACAAGTTGTCCGAATCGATCAAAAATGACTGGAAGGATTTCATCGTGACAACCCAGAAGACTGGGGCAAACGTTGACACTCCTCCTGACAACAATGGCACAAAGATGACTCGGGAGCAGATCATGCAGATCAAGAATACTGCCGAGCGACAGAAAGCCATTGCAGAGAATTTCGAAGTATTTAACGGAGGTAAATAAAAATGGCAAAGGCGAATCTTACTGGCACTGCCCAGATTCAGACTCAGGCTCGTGAGATCGATTTCGTATCGCGTTTTACCTATAATTGGGATCATCTTCGTGATATCATGGGTGTAACCCGTCTTATCCGGAAAGAACCCGGCACTGTACTGAAGAGTAAGTATGCTGTCGTAACACTGCAAAACGGAAATATCGGTGAGGGTGAGGAAATTCCTTATTCTCAGGCAACCGTTCTTACGAAGGACTATGCAACTATCAATGTTGAGAAGTTCGCAAAGGGTGTTTCCATCGAAGCAATCAATGAGCATGGATATGATGATGCCATCAACCTGACAGATGATCAGTTCCTGTTTGAACTCCAGAACAACGTCACTGACCGTTTCTATGATTTCCTGAAGACCGGAACGCTGATCAAAGCAAAGAGAACTTTTCAGGCGGCTCTGGCAGAAGCACAGGGACAGGTGCGGAATAAGTGGAAAGCGATGCATAAGGGTATTACGGAAATCGTAGGTTTTTGCAATATTCTTGATGCGTATGATTATCTTGGGGCGGCGGCAATCACTGTTCAGAACGAGTTCGGCATGAACTACATTGAGAACTTCCTTGGATACAGACGTCTTTTCCTCTGCTCTGAAAACGAGATCCCGAAAGGAAAGATTTTCGCAACTCCGGTTGAAAACATGATCCTGTACCATGTTTCTCCGGATGATTCCGATTTTGCTCGTGCGGGTCTGGTGTATACGACCGATGGTGTAACCAACCTGATCGGTTTCCACGTTCAGGGCAACTACGGTACTGCTGTGTCTGAGTCTTTCGCCCTGATGGGCCTGACTCTGATGGCAGAATATCTTGACGGCATTGCCGCTGTTGACATCGGCGTTGAGACCTATACGGCGGTTGAAACTCCTGTGAAGGCAAATATCGGCACTTACTTTGAGAAAGCGGCTGACAACACCTACTTCAAGACCACTGACACGGATGTAGTCGTAGGAAAGACCTACTACACCCGTTCGGTAGCTCCTGCGGCTTAATGGCTTACAGGGTTGTAAAGGTATTTGCTGACTTGCAAGACAACGGAAGAATTTATCAGGTCGGGGAAAATTATCCTCGGCCTGATTTCGCCGTTTCGGATGCAAGATTGTCCGAGCTTGCAAGTTCAAACAATGCAGTTGGTGTTCCACTCATTGAAAAGGCTGTAGAAACACATCTGAGAGATGAAAAAACAGCCAAAATTGAGACGGAACAGAATGAGCAAGGCGTTTCCATTGCTGAATCAGAAGCTATCTCAAATGCGCTAAAAACGCCGTCTAAAAGAGGGCGCAAGAAGAAGGATGATGTGAATGCTTGAACAGATCATGTGGCACATTCACAATTGGTTTGAACGGAGCATAGATGAAGGGGACTACACCATTATTGGAGGGAGCATTGATTTGCCTTTTCTTCAAGATGGGCAGTATTACCGGATTATCGGCTCTGTGTTTAATGACGGCCTGCATAAGTACGGCGATGCAGAAGACGTTTTGACATCTGAGACTTTCCATGGCGAGATTTGGGCATTAGCACCACCGAAAAAATTCCTATTGCTTGCAGAGGAAATAGACAATTGGTGCGATGCTAACCAAAAAGCTCTGGATAGCCCATATTCGTCTGAAAATGTTATTGGTGTGTATTCATATGTCTTAAAAGACGGAGGTTCTGGAGGCTCTGGAAATGCGTCTCAGCCTATATCATGGCAGACACAGTTTAGAGCAAAACTGAATCCTTGGAGGAAACTTGCACCATGAGTTTGCTTGATGAAATGAAGACCACTTGCACGATGATTGACAAACGGACGATTCCTGATCCGGCAGGAGGATTCAGCCCTGCGTGGGTTGATGGTGCATCGTTTGAAGCAACAATCATCAAAAACCAGTCGCTTGAAGCAAGAATTGCTGAAAAAGACGGACTGAAATCTGTTTATACGGTGGTTGTTGATAAAGGAATACCTCTGTCTTTCCATGATGTTTTCCGCAGAGAAGAGGATGGGCAGATTTTCCGAGTGACTTCGGATATCAAGGACTCAGAAGCTCCGGCACGGTCTACTGTACCAATCGGAAAGGTGACGGCAGAGGAGTATTCACTCCCTGATCTAAATTGATCTGATGGTTGATACTGCGACAGTTTTAAAGAGCTTTTATGAGTCTTTTGGTCTTCCTGCCTTTACGACCGATAACGTTCCAGATGATCAGGAATTGCCGTACATCACATATCGTTTTGCTGATACGGACTGGGAACAGCCGATTTCGCACTATTGCCAGATTTATATGCGGACACGGCGAAACGTTGAATTGCTTAACAAAGCGAAAGAAATAAAGGATGCCATCGGCACGGGAAAGTTTATTCCTTGCGGCGATGGTTATATAGCTCTGCATTACGAGAATGCGGAAATCATATCAGGGTCGGCAAATGGAGCACAGTCTGATCAGGATTCTGATGTGAGATCAGTTTATATCTCTATGCAGATGGATGTTTTACATTCATAAAAAGGAGGAAAAGTAGATGTCGAAATTTACTCGGATTCCGCAGAATACTTTCAGTGAGCTTCAGATGGATGCAGGAATTCTCCTGAGACAGTTCGATCCAACCGGAGCAACACCTGTTGCAGATGCGGATATCATTACTGCCACAACTGGCGGTATCAATATTGTTTGTGAGCCTGAGTACAGTGATCTTGGCGAAGATGTCGATAACTGTCCGAACAATATGAAAGAGCTGAAGCATCTCGACAGTTGGAACTGCACGATGGGCTTTACGTGTCTTGGAACATCTCCGGAAGTCATCAAGCTTGCTCTTGGAGCGGCTGATATCAACGGAACGACAAAGATTGTTCCTCGGCGTGATCTTGAGCAGACTGACTTTTCGGATATCTGGTGGGTCGGAGATCGTGCAGATGGCGGAATGGTTGCGGTGCGGCTGATCAATGCGCTTTCTACTGGAGGACTGAACCTTCAGACCACGAAGAACGGAAAAGGGCAGACGGAAGTTGAATTGACCGGACATGTTTCAATCAATGCCCAGAACACTATGCCTATGGAGTTCTATTCCGCTAGTGCCAATGCTTCTGTGTATCCTGAGGTCAATCTGAGCGACCGTACAATTGAGCTTGCGGTGAATGGTACGCATACGCTCACGGCTGATGTGATTCCTGATACTGCGACTGTTGCTTATTCGTCAGCTGACACGAGTGTGGCAACGGTTGATGCGTCTACGGGTGTTGTTACTGGCGTTGCGGCTGGTGATACTATTGTTACGGCAACGATCACGGTTGATAGTGTTGAATACACTGACACATGCACAGTTATCGTTAAGGCTTCCTCTTAGGGGGAAGCCTATTTTTCCATATACAAGCATCTTTGAAAGGGTGAAAAAATGAAAACCTTAAAAGAACTAAATAGTGCTGATTTTCTCCGTAAATGTAACCAAATTCGCAAACAGGTGCAGGAAGTTCTCGATAATACAAAAGTGCTAAAAATTAGGGAGCATAAACCGGAACTGACCGGAAAGGAAACACCGGAAGAGGTCAAAGCTTTATATGATGCTCAGGCGAAAAAGAACATCAACGATATGCTTGATTTGATGCTCGAAGAAAAGCCGGAAGAAACAGTGAAACTTTTCCGTATGTTGATCGATCTGGATGAAGGGGAACAAGAACCGGAAGGGCTTGATCTTATCCTCATTGGCTTCGAGACGATCACCGATGAAAAGGTGCTCAATTTTTTATCACGATTGATGCAATCGGGGCTGATGAATTCCTAAGGCATGTATCCACAATTCGGCTTGACCTGCTTGAGCTTTTTGGCCCAGAGTATATTTTTCAGCACATTACGAATGAAATCAAAAAAGAACAGGAAGAAAAGCTTTACAGGTACTACATAGCGGATGCTCTGTATGTGATTGCAAACAAAACCATCGAAAGAAGCATGTCTTTTCAGAAAAGGTATGCAGATATTGAACGTGAGTATCTTGGTGGCATCCAACCGACTGCGGACGATGAAGAGAAAGCGACAGAAATAAAAGAACGTATACTGTCAAAACTAAATGAAGGGAGGGGACGCACGAATGGATTTGATGAGTCTGGTAGCAAGACTGAGCCTTGATACCAGTGATTATGATAAAGGCATAAATAACGCAAAAGGTGCGTTGCCGAGCCTTTCCGCAGGTGCGGTTGCGGTCGGAAATCTGATATCTGGAACATTTCAGGCGGCAGGAGGAAAGCTCAAGGAATTCGGAGGATATATAGCCGGAGCAGGAATGTCATTTGAATCCACTATGTCAGAAGTATCGGCAATTTCTGGTGCTACGGGTAAGGATTTTAATGACCTGACGAATAAAGCCAAAGAAATGGGGCAAAAAACAAAGTTTTCAGCGACCGAAGCCGGAGAAGCCTTTACATACATGGCAATGGCAGGTTGGAAAACTGATGATATGCTCCGAAGCATTGACGGTATTATGAACCTTGCGGCGGCATCTGGAGAAAATCTTGCTTTGACATCTGACATTGTTACAGATGCATTAACGGCATTTGGGCTTAGTGCTGACAAGGCTGGAGATTTTGCTGATATTATGGCGGCGGCTTCATCGAATGCAAATACCAATGTATCTCTACTTGGTGAAACGTTCAAGTATGTTGCTCCGGTCGCAGGTGCACTTGGATACAAAGCTGAAGACACAGCTATTGCCATTGGCTTAATGGCGAATGCAGGAATTAAAGGAAGTCAGGCAGGTACTGCTTTGCGAGGAATGTTCTCTCGGCTTGCAAAACCGTCTAAAGAAACCGCACAAGCAATGAAAAAGCTCGGTATTTCCATGACGGATAGCAGTGGGAAAGTAAAGCCGTTGAACGACTTGCTTGAACAGATGCGGAAAAATTTTTCCAAACTCAGTGCGGCAGAACAGGCACAATATGCGGCATCGATTGCAGGTCAAGAGGGTATGTCTGGTCTGCTTGCGATTGTTAATGCCTCAAAAAAGGACTTTGACGATTTAACAGCCGCAGTTAACAATAGCAAAGGCGCATCAGAACAGATGGCTGAAACAATGAATCAGAATCTGTCAGGGAAAATAACAATTCTGAAATCTGGTGTTGAAAGCCTCGCTCTTGCGTTTTATGACGGTTTTAAGGGTACTGCCACAACGGCTGTTGAAGGAATTACAAAATCCGTAGAAAAGATGACTAACAAGGTCAATTCTTGGGTAAATTCCGCTCCTGTACAGGAAAAGCTTGGAAAAATAGCGGAGGTTGTTCAGCGCATTATTGAGAAACTGAATGATGGCCTTGAACCTGCCTTGAATGTTGTGATTGCCGTCTTTGATAAAGTCGTAACTGCTATTGAATTTGTTGTTGACAACTTTGATGCGATTGCGGCGGCGGTAGGATCGGCGGTGGCGGCGTTTGCCACTTTTCAAGCAATTTCGAAAGCGATGAACTTTGCGAAACTTCTTACAAGTCCGCTTGGTCTAGTATCACTTGCTATTTTTGGAGTTGTTACTGCTCTAAAAAATGCAGGGGTGACTATGGATGATGTAAAAGCCGTATTCCAAAAGGGTATCGATAAAATCAAAAAAGCATGGGCAAAAATCTCACCACCAATTGAAAAAACTGTCAAGCTGATAAAAGGCGTATTTGCTCCACTCGCCAACTACATCACAAACGTTATGAACGGTGCAGTCACTGGGGTTCAATTTACATTTGAAGGCCTGATAAAAGGATTTCAGTTGGTCTGGGAGAATATCAAGAAGGTGTTTGCTCCGATTGGCGAGAGCTTTCTCAAGTGGTTTCAAGGAATTGATGGCACAGCTATTGGCGAAATGCTTTCCGAAAAATTCACAGAGATTGTTGATAAAGTGAAGGGAATCTTTTCGACTATCGGTGAATGGATCGTTACAGTATTCAACATGGTAGACTGGGAGGCTGTCGGAAACGTTTTTGCTACGTTTGCATCTTCCGCATGGCAGATCATAACGGACATTTTCAGTGTTGTCGGTGATAAATTGTACGAATGGTTTACATCCGTAGACTGGCAAAGTGTTATCGACACGGTTGGTGGTTGGGCATCTTCTGCGTGGGATGTTATCAGCGGTGCGCTCTCGATTGCGGCAGGAAAACTCTATGAATGGTTTACTTCAGTTGACTGGGAAGCCGTGAAAGAGACTGTCGGAGGATGGGCTTCATTCGCATGGGAGAAAATACAAACCGCCTTGTCTATTGCGGCAGGAAAACTGTATGAATGGTTCACGAATGTCGATTGGGAAAGCGTAAAAGAAACAGTTGGAGGTTGGGCATCGAACGCATGGGAGAAAATCCAGACAGCCTTATCTACTGTAGCTCAGAACCTGTATACATGGTTTACAAATGTGGACTGGGAAGACGTAAAGGAAAAGGTTGGAGGATGGGCTTCTACTGCGTGGGAAAGTATAAAAACAGCCCTTTCTACGGTCGCTGAAAATCTGTATTCATGGTTTACATCTGTTGACTGGGAAGACGTAAAAAATAAGGTTGGCGGTTGGGCATCAGGAGCATGGGAAAAGGTAAAGACTGCTTTAGCGGACACAGCAACGAATATCTATAACTGGTTTACATCTGTAGATTGGGAAGAAGTAAAGAAAAAAGTTTCTGGTTGGGCTAAAGGTGCTTTTGAAGAGATAAAGAAAAAATTTAAAGGGACAGCAGATAAAATCGCCAAATGGTATACGAATACTAACTGGGAAGATGTAAAAAAGAAAACGTCTGATTGGACAAAAGGAACTCTTGAGAAAATTGGCGAAAAGCTGAAAAATGCCGCAAACTTCATAAAGGGCTTGTTTACAGGAGACGGCGAAGGTGCAACCAAAGTTGACTGGAACAGTATAGCTGAAAAAATAACGCCTTGGGCAAAAGGAGCAATGACAATCATTGATTCTACTCTAGGCGGTGTTGCAGATGGTTTGATCAGCTATTTTACGAATGGTAAAGAGAGTTGGGACTCTGTCAAGGATAAGGTTACTAGTTGGACTGGTGGAGCTTGGGAAAATATTAAAAGCACATTTTCTGGATTTGGGTCGAAATTTGTCAGTTGGATAACAAACTTCAAATTCTCAGATATCCTTGATAAGTTTGCAAATCTTGGGCAGGAAATTTTTAACACGATCACTGGTAAACTAAAGAATATCGGAAATGCAATCGGTAATTTCTTTACTGGCGGTAATAATAAAGAGGCTGAAAACGAGGCAAAAACAGCTGGATACAATGTTAGTCAAGGATTTATCGGAGGCATTCATGCAAATGCAACTCCACTGTTTAATTCAGGTTCAGGCATGGTTAATCAAACCCTGAAAGGCACTAAATCAACAGCAAAAATCGGTTCTCCATCAAAGCTTTTTGCAGATGAAGTTGGAAAATTTATCCCTATGGGAGTAGCTGAAGGCATCAATAAATATTCAGGGGTCGCAGAAAAAGCGGCTGAAGATATGATTTCAGTGCCTGATGTACGGACAGGGAGCATGTTTGGTAACAATGGCTCTGACAATGAAGCGGTTGGTAGCGGAATGACAGTGAATCTCACGATCAATGGTGCACAGTATAGTAATGAGAGGTCTCTGGCAGAGGCGATATCGAATGAACTTCAATACATGTTTAATAGAAAGAAGGCGGTGTTTGCTTGAATACAAAGTATTTTGTGCTAGATGATATTTCATCGGCGCAATATGGAATATGCTTGCAGAGATGGCCTTCTTTCTCCGCTCCAAAAGCGAGAGTTAATAAGGTCACTGTTTCCGGTCGGAACGGTGACCTTATTTTTTATGACGGCAGTTTTGAGAATGTTGAAGGAACTCTGTCTTGTTTTGTGTTGCATGAGCAAACCTATGATGCAATCGGAGATGCTAATAGATGGCTTTGCAAGAGTGGATACAGACGATTAACGTATGATGGCGATGTTGAGGCCTACCGTCTTGCTAGAGTGGTCAATGGTGCTGAAACCGCTGTCAGAATGAAGAGACTTGATCCTTTTGAAATCAAGCTTGATTGCAAACCGCAAAGATTCCTGCTATCTGGAGAGATTCCTATCTTATTTTTATCCTCAGGAGTTTTTGACTGTCCTGCTTACGAGGGACTTCCGCTTTTGAAAGTTACCGGAAACGGGCAAATCACGCTGAATGGCGTGCAGATTACAATCTCAGAAACAACCGGGTCATTTTACATTGATTGCGAGACACAGAACGCATACGCAGGGATGACCAATCTGAATAACAATATTTCTGCAGAGGAATTCCCGAAGATTGTCGGTGGAGAGAATGAACTATATCTGTCTGGCGTTGAGTCTGTTGAAATCACTCCGAGGTGGTATACCGTATGAATCCGATCCTTTACGAAAGTACAGAAACGTCCTTTCAAAATAATGGCATTGGTGTCCTGCGTGATGCAATCACCTGCAAGGTGAAAGAAGAACGCAATGGAACATTTGAACTGGAAATGACATATCCAATTACTGGAATTCACTACGAAGAGATCGCCTTGCAGAGATTGATTCTGGCTAAACCAAACCAGACTCAGCAGACTCAGCCATTTCGTATTTATCGGATTACAAAACCGATGAATGGGATTGTAACTGTCTATGCGGAGCATATTTCCTACGATCTGTCAGGCATTGCGATCTCTCCTTTTTCTGCGGAAAACATACAGGATGCTTTTGTAGGTCTAAAGCAGAATGCTGTCGGAACATGCCATTTTACTTTTGTTACAGACAAAACAACTCAGGCAAAAATGACTGTACCCATGCCTTGCTCGTTAAGAAGTCAATTGGGAGGAAAGGCAGGAAGTATTCTTGATGTATACGGCGGTGGAGAGTATCTTTTTGACCGCTATACTGTCAGGTTGTATCAGCACAGAGGAGCGAATCACGGAGTTTCCATTCGATACGGCAAGAACTTGACAGACATAAAGCAGGAAGAGAACTGTTCAAAGGTTTATTCTGCTGTTTATCCATATTGGATAAATTCTGAAACTGGAGTCACAAAAGAAATAACTGGAAAAATAGTGAACGTCACTGGCACATTCCCAGTCCAAAGAATACTGACATACGATTTGTCACAAGCATTTCAAACTGAGCCTACTGAGGCTCAAATGATTGCCAAAACACAGAGCTACATTGCTAATAATGATATTGGAATTCCAACGGTGAATCTGGATGTTTCATTTGTCCAACTGGAACAATCTGAAGAGTACAAAGGTATGGCATTGCTTGAGCGTGTTTCTCTTTGCGATACCGTAAACGTGTTCTTTCCAAAGCTCGGAGTTAACGCTACCGCAAAAGCTGTTTCTTTGACGTATGACGTGCTTTTAAATCGGGTAGAAAGTATTTCCTTGGGCGATGCCAAAACAAACATCACAGACACCATTCTGCAAGCGCAGGAGGCAACTGAGAATGTTCCAACAGCAAGTGATATTGCATCAATAGTCACGCAACTTACATCTGCTCTTATCGGTGCAAATGGAGGAGCAGTGAGACTGCTTGATACAAACGGCGATAACGTGCCTGATACTCTTTATATCGCAGATGACCCAGACCCAGCAAGGGCGGTTAAGGTATGGCGGTTTAATTATCAGGGATGGGGAGCGTCAAGCAACGGATACAACGGTCCGTATAAGATGGGTGCGACTCTGGCCACTGGCCTTGTTGCGGATTTTATCACGGCAGGGACGTTGAATGCCGCCAGAATAGGCGCAGGATCAATTGCTCTGTCAAAGCTGATTGCTAGTACGGCTGATGGCGATGGAATCGTTAATCTCGATGACAAAGGCATTGAAGTTAGCCATAAAGGCATTGGCACTCGGTCGAAGTCAACCTTGAAATCTGATGGGTTGAAAGTCTATGATGCATCCGGAAACCTCGTTGGAGGTCTGTATATCCCTACTGGTCAAAGTGTTGCTAAGATGGGGTCTGGGTCTTTGTTCAACCCTGCATATCCGAATTTTTCCGTACAGCTTGAAAGGTTCTGGGATGGCGAAGCAGGAGAGTACGCTTATGGGCTGTGCCTCTATCGCAAGAACGTAAAAGCATGTGGTCTCGTTGCATGGGATTCGGACGATATTGATGATGCTACACTTTTTGGGTATAACAATGACGGAATTGCAATAAGTATGATTATTGACGTTGTTAAAAATTGGGTTGGTCATGATCCGTCTATGTTCGTTATGACTGGTGAATCCGGTGGAGGTTCTGGGTCTTCATCACATTTGATTTATGCGCACGGCAGGGCTAATGTCAGTTCTTCGCAAATGAGATCGGTGGATTATTCTGCGTATGGATTTACAGAAGTCCCAACGGTTGTTGCTCAGTATTCGCAAACTGGCAGTAATATTTCTGGCGATGTTGGAGCTCTGAAAATTTACAACAAAACGGCTATTGGATTTAATGCTATTATAGGCGGTGCGCAGACACAACCTGACCGTGATATCGACTGGATTGCTATCGGAATGGGAACAGGTAAACCCTCTCAAAATGATTGAGAAAGGAGTGAGTTGATTGATACCACAAAGAACATTGTCTGGCATATGCGAAATCACAACTGGTGCTCTTTCTATTATGCAGAGACCGCCTGTTTATACTGGAGAATCTGCCGCTTTGAACGTTCAGGTTGCTTTTAAGTTTCAGAATGTGGATTATGTTTTGCCTGAAACTGTTGTTGCAGAAATGTACCTGAGATATCCGAATACCGAGCTGATGACCGTAGCGGTAGAGATGGAAAAAAGCGGCAATACTGCTTCCGGTGTTCTCAGTGCGGAACAGACCGGAGTGGCAGGTTATCCGTTGCTTGTTATCCAATTAACCGACATGGAAACATCCTCTTTGATTGTTGCATGTGCGACAGCTGTAAAAGTGTCTGACGTTAGAGGAGATTTGGTGATTGATACTCGTGCGCCGTCACCGTCAGAAATTATTTATATTGGGCGGTCTCCGTATATCAATCCATCTAACGGACACTGGATGCAGTGGGATGTTTCGACCAATGCATACGTTGACACAGACGTTGTCGCTCGTGGCCTTCCTGCGACTTTTACGGCACATGCCACAACCCTGCCAGAAGGGTCGGATGCGACAGCAAGTATTGGGGGAACGGCGTTAAATCCTATTATAAATGTCGGCATTCCGAAAGGAGATACAGGAGCAAAAGGTAATACTGGTTCTGCGGCAGGATTTGGTACGCCTACGGCATCAGTAGATGACTCTGTTGGTACTCCATCTGTGCAAGTTACTACATCAGGCCCAAATACCGCGAAGGTTTTTAACTTTGAATTTCATAATTTGAAAGGCCAAAAAGGTGATACTGGTGGGGTTTCAAGCGTTAATGGCAAAACCGGACCAGTACAATTGAACGATGAGGATATCCCTTCCACCATTGACGGAAAGGCCAATGTGGAGGCTGTCCTTAGTTACCATTCTGAGAATCTCAATACTTTAGACGCAACAACGAGAAAAGTTGAAAATGTTGCGATTGGTGAAACGGTTATTTCAAGGAATTCATTCACGTTTGTCGCATGGTTAGGATGGAGCAGAATGAAAATAGTATGTAGTAACCCGACTTTACCTTTTATTGTAAATTCCAATCATAGCTATACAGTTGAAGTTCAAAACAATAACGCTAAAGTCTATAATTTATTGAATGGAAATATGGAAAACCTATCTGGGAAAATAAGTTCATTTAATATACGCGGCGACGGTTCTATTGTGATAAATCTAGCACAGTCATCTACATTAGATAATGATATCCTTTGTGCCTATTACGGTGATATAATAATTAAAAGAGCGTCATAGGAGGTTTTAAACGATGAAATACGCAGTAATTAAAGTATCTAATGGAAATTTCCAGATTGCCAGTGAATGGGATACACCGGAACAGGCAATTGTCAACTTTCACTCTGTCTGCACAACGTTATGGAATGCGGCAGATGTGAAAACGGGTTCTGTTGCAATTGTTGACGAACATTTGCAGACTCAGAAGATTGAACAGATCGAACATGCAGAACAGGAATAAATAACAATCGGAAGGAAAAGATAGATTATGAAGATTATAAAATGCGACAGATGCGGAGCTGACATATCCGATCAATTTAGTGCGGTTGGCGGGTTTACTACAAAACGAAAGCTTGCAATAATGCTTATACCAGAGGAATTGCGGATTCAAAAACCAAATGCAAATGCTATCGTTGATCTGTGTGAGACTTGTGACAATAAGATTTACAACGAGATATTCGTTGATCGAAATATTTAAATGGAATGAAAGAAGGTGATGTCTTTTGATAAAACCACCTTATACAAAATGGATTAATGATATCAAAACGAAGCTTGGTTTTAGCCGTACAATGACGGCATCTGGTGAAGATGTGGTGGATGCAGTTAATAAACAGTCTGCTTCGATTGATGATTTGCAGGCGGCGGCGGCATACGTTGAGGATGGAGACACAGCCACAAAAAAGACCTATTATGAAGGTGAATTTATCGTATGGAAAGGGTCGCTTTATACGGTCAAGAGTGGCGGTCTATCTTCAGGTGAGCCGATTGCTGGACATGTTATGTCTGTTACGGGCGGTGGATTGAATGCACTTTAATCTAAAATAGCATCAAAAAAGATATCTATTCAAAGTAGTGCAACAGCAATTGCAATTGGAAACAGCGCCACATATAGCATAGATACCACGGCTTCTATGCTGATTATAAACGTATATAGATATGGCGTAATCGCTACCCTTATTGCACCTATTAAAATAGTTAGCGACTGGAATAATAATACGCTTGCCTTTAAAATGGGAAGTGGCACTAATGAAGTTATTCTATATGCGAATTATGGTATAAGCACACACGAACTATCACTAACAGTACACTCATCTAGAATAAATAACACTGATAATATTGCTGTTTATATTGATGTGAGCTTATTATTCATATAAACTATATTATTACAAGGAAAATATAAAGGAGGATTATAAAATGGAAAACACTTATTTTCTGACTAGAATTCGCAGAACTGGCGGCACATGGGACAAGGGAACGGAAACGCACACAGATATTGACGAGGCAAAGGGCGCATTCCATGCATACATGGGTGCGTATGGCTACGGGCGGCATGCTGATACTGATTTCTGTAAGGCATACATTACAGACGTATTCGGCGATGGATTCATTGAACAGGCCAAATGGATCAAACCCGAACCGACCACAGAACCTGAACAGTAATTCACAATCGTGCGAGATTGACTATGAGATCATAGGACGTTAGTTAGCAATCTATGTTTCCAGATTGAATGGAGGTGATAAAATGAAAATACCTGTGAAAGCTCTTTTCGAAAACTGTGACATGATGCTCCGTGACAAATGGGGGTACATCTGGGGAACTGCGGGTGTTATGTGTACTCAGGCAGTGATTGACAAAGCGGCAAACAATCCGAAAAATCCCAATTCAGAAATTACTGAAAAATACGGAAAGCAGTGGCTTGGACACATGGTCACTGACTGCTCTGGAGTTATGGAGTATATCTGGAAGAAATACGGGCTGAAAATTCCGCATGGAAGTTCAAGTATGGTTCGTGAAGGATATATCAAAAACTGCGGAGCAGTGCCAAAGGCAGGATATGCGGCTTTGGTAGACCCCACACCGGACACTCCGGATAATAACCACATTGGAATTGTTTCTGAAGATTGCCAGTATGTTTACGAGGCAAAAGGGACTAGAACTGGCTTTGTAAAATCCAAGCTTTCAGAAACCAAATTCAATAAGTTCGGAATGTTCAAAGATGTTGACTATGAAGGGAGTGAGAAGCCTTTGAAACCTCCGTATTATGCCACTGTGGTAACCAATTCAGGACCGCTGAATGTTCGGTCTGGCCCTAGCACGGATTATCCCAAAATTGGCAAAGTTGCAAAAGGCCAGACAGTCATTGTGAAGACTCACAACAGTGAGTGGGATTTTATCAATGCGGATGGTCTGCAGGGTTATGTCAGTACGGCATATTTGCGTCCTGAGAAAGAAGTCCCTGATGATCCAGAACCGCCAAAGCCTGAACCATCTGGGGATATGCTGACATTCACGGTTTCAAAAGAAACGGCGAAGAAATGGATTGATGTTCTTTCGGAAATTACAGCAACGCTGAAAAGCGGAGGAGCAAAAAATGGAGACTAGTGTCATTGCCGCCTTGATCAGTGTGGTTGGTTCGATCATCGTGGCGATGATTTCTTTTTATGCCAACCGCAAGGGCGCAAAGGAGGCTTCTGAGACAAACGCCAAGCTCATAGCATACCGGATTCAGGAGCTTGAAAGGAAGCAGGATAAACACAACTCCATGATCGAGCGAACATACAAGCTTGAAGGAAGAATGACTGAGGTTGAACACGATATCAGGGACATTAAACAACGCATTGCTTAAGGAGGAGAAAATATGATTAACTGGGATATCCGTTGGAAGAATAAAACTTTTTGGTTGACTTTGATTCCTGCAATCATTATTCTGATACAAGCAGTGGCAAGCCTGTTCGGGTTTACACTGGAGCTTTCAGAATTGCAGGAAAAACTGCTCGTTTTAGTCAATGCAGTGTTTGGCGTACTGGTTATTCTTGGCATTGTGGTTGACCCGACAACGCATGGTATTAACGATTCTGCCCGTGCATTAGGCTACAAAGAGCCGTGGAAAGATAAGGAGATCGAAGAAGGATGACGGAAGAAAAAACCATACCCTACATTGCGCATGAGTCTGAAGTGGCAAGGCTTGAAAGGGTAATTAAAAGGCTGTGGATTCTGTGCATAATCATTTTCCTTGCCTTTGTAATCAGCAATGGAGCTTGGATATGGTACGAAAATCAATTTATGGATGAAGTAACAATAACGCAAGAGAATAAAGATGGTTATAATAATTACATTGGCAACGATGGAAATATAACCAACTAACGCAAAAATCCTATGCTTTATTATTATCAATGAGATATAATAAAGCAAAGGAGGTTTTTATGGAAATTTGGAAAGATATTGATGGATATAATGGAAAATATCAAGTTAGCAATTTGGGAAATGTTAGATCATTTTCAAAATGGAGCAACGGAAAAATTTTAAAAGGCGGCAGGACGAAAGGAAAACCACAGCCATATAGGTTTGTTATTCTGGTTAACGGAAGCAGAAAAAGCACAAAGAATGAATATATTCATAGACTTGTTGCTAAAGCTTTTATTGAAAATCCATATGGATTACAAGAAGTAAATCACAAAGACGGAAATACTTTGAATAACAATGTCGAAAATCTTGAATGGTGTACTCATAGTCAGAATATGATACACGCAAGCAATACTGGAGTAATGTGTAAGGGACAGGATAAGTGGAAAGGTAAATTAAATTCCAAGTCTAAACCTGTATTACAATTTACGAAAAATGGATTGCTTGTAAAAGAATGGGAAAGCGTCAATCAAATAATGCGTGAAACTGGAATACCTGCAAGTTCCATTTTTAAATGTTGTAATCCAGAAAAATATCCACATGAGAAATCAGCATACGGATACATATGGAGATATAAAAATGGCAAGACAAGTTATCAAGAAAACTCGCAAACGTAAAACTGGTGGAAAATCAGGATATCGCCAGTGTAACATTTGCCATGGAACGGGGCGGATTCGAAATAAGAAATGAATGCAGAGTGTAATATATCTACTTCAGAGTTGTCTACACTCATACAAGAATGGATTCACAACGAAAGAAATAGAGCCATCATGAAACGTAGGTTTTGTGATGGCATAATTTTTGCCCAAATTGCGGAAGA